GATCGGCGAGCACGAAATGCTGACCGTGGGCGACCCGCTCGACAAGACCGAGAGCCGCACATCGAACGTCGAGAAATTGGTAACGTTGACGTTGTAAACGCCGTCCGCCGTGACCGTCGCTGCCGCCGTGCCGCCAACCGTGTTCGGCGTCGCCGGGATCGGCTGCACGCTTCCGCCTGCGGTGCCTTCGGGGACGAGCGTTCCGCTCCAGGTTCCATCGACCGTGACCGCGCACGAGGCTTTTCCGAACGTCGACGCTGTTGCCGGAGAAATGCCGACTGTCGAGCTAACCGCAGTCAAATTCCACTGGTACGGAACCTGCGTGAATCCAACCGATGGCACGACGATGCAGGCCGCTGCGAGCAGCGCAGTCAGAATCTTTCGCACGCGAGGTCCTCCGAAGAAAAGCTAAATGCGGCGGAACCCGCTCCGTTTTGAATTGCCGACCAAATCCGGATCGAGCGGCACGTTGAGGCGCTCGGCGATCTTCATCCGGTAGTGGCGTAGCATCGCTTTGCGCGCTGCAATCTCGTCGCCGCGGGGATTGAAGTCGCCCGCCTTTACGAAATAGAGGAACTTGCGAGCGTTTCCGAGGTCGCCCTCGAGGATTCGCACGAACGAGACGTAGCCGTAGACGGGTAACGGCTGGTCCGGCAGGATGTATTTCTCACCGGGCGGATCGGCGCCACCCTGGGTCATGCCGAACGCGTACGCGGCCGGGACCGTCGTGCCACCCGCTGGTGCAGCGAGCGAAATCTGAAGCGATGGGTCGGACGAGACGACGGAGATGGACGTACCGTTACCGACAATTCCGGCCGTTATCGCCGTGAGGGTGAGCGTCGGCCCGGCCGAGGCGAGTAGCAACTCCGCCTCGACGGTCGTGTTTGCGGCGAGCGCGGTTACGCACTTCGCGGCGAACGTTGCCGGCGTATCGCTCGCGCCCGAAGCGACGGCTACCGTCGTGCCTGCGACGTTGAACGTGAGCGTGACGGCGTTTGCGATCGCGCTCGGGGTTGAGACGGTGAACGCGACCGAAGCCGGAATAAGGAATTGACTAAAGAGGAGCGACTCTTGGCCGAAGATTTCGACTTCTTCGCCCGGCGCGAGCGTCGTGAAGCGAGACTCAAGCCATGCGTAGGGCTGCCATTGCGCGAACGCTGACGCGTAGCCGGGGTAGCCCAGTTGAACCGACGCTTGCTGGGCGAGCGCCGGATAGCCGAGAATGCGCCGGAGTTCTTGGCGTTGCGTCTGAGAGAGCATCGAGGCCCTCCTTGGGCAACGCAAGTAACGAATGAGCGGAGCGCCGCTAACCGTAAGGCGAACGGCGCTCCGTGGTTTCCGCTAAGGGACGTTAGACGTTCGAGAACGTCCAAATCGCCACGGCACGTGCGCGACGCGAGCCGGAGCCGGTGAGGACGACCGACGAGCGGGTGACGTCCGTCGGGCAGACCATATCGCGGATGGTCAGCCACGAGAGCCACGCACGACGGCCTTGCGTGTCGGAGTAGGCCGGCATGAGGATCTGCGCGATGCCGTTCTCGATCGAGATCGAGGCCGGGTTCATATCGCTCGATGCCCAGTCCTCGAGACCCTCGTACCACTCGTCCTGAATGGCGCCGTGGCCCGTGAGGATCGAGAGGTACGCGTAGCCGCCGGTGGCGAGCGGAATCTTCGGCGCGTTCGTGTTCGGGAGGAATGTCACGCCGAGGTACTGCGAGACCTTGCCGTCGAGATAAATCTTCGACTGGCCGAGGGTCTGGTTCGCCTGCTTGAAGTCTGCGTCGTTATAGAGCGACAGCATGACGTTCTCGGAGCAGTGCAGGCAGAACGTGCCTTCCGCTTCACCGCTGCGACCGATCGCGAACGGAACGGCGTTGTTCCGCAGATACGCCTTCGCCTGCAGCAACATCGCCGAGGTCAGCGTTGCGTCCGTGGCCGCGAGTTGCGAGTAGTTGGACTTGATCGCAGCCGCCGCCTGAAGCCCGTAGCCGTTGCCGCCGACGAGCTGGAACGGGGCGTCGCCCGCAACGAGGATGTCGGTCGCGTTGATCGCGGTCGCGAGGTTCGCGAACGTGAGCACACCTGACTGTCCGTTGCCGCGGGTGTTCGCGGGCGCGAGCGGGGCGCCGGCTCCGACGAACGCCATCGAGGAGACGTTCAGCGCGTCCGGTGCTGCGCCGTTGCAGTAGATCGGTCCGTACGCGTTGGCCTTCACGCCGAGCGGATAGACCATGACGGGCAGCAAGTTTGCGGGCGAGACCGCCAGCACTTGGCCGTTCTGGATCGCCGTGCTCAGGCCGCGGATGTCGTCCACGTGAACCGTCTGATTCACGCCCGTGCCCGAGCCGTTCGCGGTCGCGTACGTTTGGCCGATTGCATAACCGGCGGTGTACGTGTCGCGTGCGAGCAAGTCCACGGACTGCATGCCCTGGTGGACATTGACTTTGACCATGTGCTCGAAGCGATTGACGATCGCGAAGTTCGTGCCGATCAGGTCGATGTTGTCGCCGTCGGTGAGTTCGAACGGCGAGAACGTGTACTGCTCGACCTGGAACGTCGAGGCCACGATGCCGTTGGTCGGCGGGGTTTGCGCGGCGACGTTATCAACCGGCACCTGCACGGGAGCCTTGAGGCCCGGACGCGTGCGCGTGATGGTCGTACCGCGGTGACGATCGAAACGCTCAGTAAACTGGTCCATCTGAGCGTTGATCCAGTAGCCGTTGGTCGCCTCGAGGAAGTCGTCGAACTCGGTCTCGAGGTAGCCCTGCTGAATCATGGGCTGGAGGACGGCGGGGAAGTTCGCAACGTCGAAGAGGGCCAGGACGTAGGGCGGCAGCGATTCGAGCGCGACGGTGCCGCCGATGGGCAGGAGCGCGTTGGCGCTCGCAATCGGTGTACGCATTACTACTTTCTCTTGGGTGAGAGGAATGACCGAAGAAGCCAGTCGCTAACGCGAAGGCCCGGTCGAAAGAATCAGCCTCTCATGTCCTGGCGTCGCGCCGCATGAGGCGATGGCATGGGAAAAATGCGACGTCACGTCGCTTGCGATGGCACGCGTCACGCGCGCCGATGGTTACGGTGGTTACGAGCGCCGTCGCGGCGCTAGGAAATCACGGATTCGAGATGCGCGGAAGGCTGCGGTGTCAGCGACGACTCGCGTCTCTCGCGGGACGCATCGAGTTGACGCCGCGCTTCTTCGGGCCAGTCGAACCAGAAGTTTGAGTGTGAACGACTTTTGCTAGGCCGGAGCCGCTCTTTGTACGCTTCCACGGCCGCGCGTCGCTCACCGCGACTCTTCAGTTTCCGAAGGTCAGGCAGGCCGTCGATCGTCCTCGGGCTCTCGTCGCTCGTGACGCACACGACTTCGGCGAGCAAGAGCGCGCCGCCGATGATGAGATCGCGGAGGAGCTTCGTCACGCGATACTCTTTGCAACGCGACGCCGGTTCTGCGGGCCGGGAGACTTCGAGGGCGACTGCAGCTTGCGCTTCGCGAGCCGCTCGAGCCGCTTCGCATCCTCGCCTTTACGACGGGCGCGCTTCATCGCTTGCGCGCTATCGTGGGCTGCTCCGTACTGCGCGCGAACGCGATGGCGGTGCGCCACTTAGCGAGCACCGCGTTTCACGACGCGTTTGTAGTCGGCCATCGCGGCCTTGCGCTCGTCGCGCGAGAGGTTGCGGAGGTCCGGCAAGCCGCCGACGGTCGTTTTCGTGCCGCCTTTATCGCCCGCAGTCGATGGGCCGTTCGCGGTGGCATTGGGCTTCTCTGCAGGCTTCTCTTCCGGCTTCTCGGTAGGCTTTTCGGCCGGCTTCTCCGCGGGTTTCTCTTCGGTCTTCGTTTTGTCGTCGATGACCGCGGCGACGGCCTTGAAGAACGAGGGCTTCTTCGTCTTGAAATCGGCCGTTCCATCGACGCCGACGATGTCGCCCGTCTTGTCGTCGACCTTGACCTTGTCGCCGGCGAACTTCAGATACCCGTCGACCGCGTCATCGACGACGTCCTCAGCAACGCCGGCGAGCACGAGGGCCGACTTCACTTCGGCGCGGATCGCACGCTGGTCCGCGAGCGCCTGGCGCGCCGCGATCGTCGAAAGCTCGGTCTTCAGCTCTTTGTTCTTGTTGCGGTGCGAGATCGACTCGTTCTTGAGTTCGTCGATGCGTCGCTCGTACTCCGCAGCGGAAACGAACGTACCGTCATCGCTGCGAACCTGCGCGCGGGCGGGCGCCGCAGCGCGAGTTTGGGTGGCAGGGCGGGCTGGAGCGGGCGGAGTTGCAGCCGCGGCCCCGCCGTCGCCTGAACCACCTTCGGACCCCTCGCTACCTTCGCCGCCACCGTCGCCCTCATCGAAGAGCGCGAGCACGTAAGGAGCAAGCAATTTACCCGCCGGGTTTGGTTCCAGCGAGAGCAGGGTCGTTAGCGGGTTTGGGATCGTCATTGGATGTCTCATCCTTCTTTTTGGGCGTCGCGCCCGGATCGCTTGCGCTCGAATCGCTCTGCGCCAGCGTGGCTCGCATCTGAGCCTCAACGAAAATGTCTGCTTGCTCTTGGTCCGCCGCTTGCACGTCGAAATACGGCGCGGCATTCGCAATCGCGGTCTCGTGGCTGATGATCGGCGGGCTGACCGTGCCTGCGCTCGCCGCGAGTTTGATCGCCTGGACCGTGTAGAACAGGTCTTGGCCGGTCGGCGGGTTCGCATCCGGCCATTGCAACTCGATGACCGCTTCGGGGTCCAGCGCCTTGGCTTTACTGCCGCACTTTTTCGCCTCTTCGAGCGCGATTGAGAGCGACGGCAGGCCGACCTCGACCTTGTCGGCCATCCGCATCGCCAGACGCAGCGCGCCGACGAAGAATTGCTCGCCGAGCGTGATCCGCAGAATCCCGACTAAGACATCGAGCGCGGCGTTGAGGAGCTTCATCGCGGTGCCGGACAGCGACGTGCCCGTTTTGCTCTCGTGGTCGATTTGCGAGCCGCCGCCGACTGTGCGCGCGAGTTGTACGAGGGTCTTGACGTAGATTTCGATCGCGATCCGGAGTGCTTCACCCGAAATCTCGATAAATTCCGCGCCGCCCTTTGCGCCGACCGTGATGACGTCGGTCACGCTTGCGGAATCGGGGCCGAGCGATTCGCCGAACTCGGAGCCGCCGTCGCCCGCGGCCTCGACGTATGCGAGTTGCGGGTCTCCGGCGTAGTCGAACGCGCGGCCGGTCTGCGAGAGCGTGCGATCGATGCGGAACTGGTAGTCGATGGTCGGCTCGAAGAAGCATAGGCCGTCCGGGAAGGTCGTGTGCCGGAACGGAATCGGCCGACCCCACTTTGCTGGCGTCTCACCGAGGCCGTGCGTGAACGTTCGGCGCTTGTCGAGCTCGAAGTCGCTATCGGCGAAGTCGTCACGTTCGTAGAGCCACGTCGGAACAGGTTCAAACCAGGTCTCGGCTTTGTCGTCGAGTGTGACGCGTAGGGTCCAGCTTTCGCCATCCTTGACCTGGCGGCGCTGTTGGTTCCAGGACACGCCGCGCGACGAGCGACCGAACTTCTTCGTGCGCCATTTCTGGTCGAGCACGGCGATATCGTAGCCGTCGGCGGTCAGCGCGTCGGCATCAACTTCATACGTGCGCGTCAGAGACGCAAGCTCGCCCGGCTGATCGCGCCGGAAGACGGGCTTGCACTCCTTGCTGGGCCAAATCTCCGCGTAAAAGCGGCCGGGGCCGCGTGGTTTTCGGGTGACTTGACCGGTCGTCTCGTCCTTGACCTCATCGGATGCGCCGAGAACGCGCAAGACGATTGCGACTGAGCCGACGGAGCCTTCCCAGGACGCTTCGATCAAAGTGAGCCAGAAGCTCGAGTCGCGCATGAACGACGAGATCCATGCCTTCGTGTAGGCATCCTCACCGCGCACGATAACGTTCGGGCGGTGATTCTCGCCCCACAGCCGTCCGACGACATCCCGTACGAGAATCCAAGGCTCGCGGTACTGCACCGCCGCACGCCGCTCGTTGAGCAGAACGCGACCGCTGTTCGGGGAGTTCGGGTCGCGCAGTTCGCGTGAGAACGGATACGTCTTGTGCTTGTAGAGTTCGCCGTAGAGCGCGCGATCGAGCGCGTCGAGGCGCTTCTGCCGACGCGACCACTTGCGGCTCTGTAGCGCGGCAACGGCCTCCTGGAATTCCTGGAAATCCAAAAGGGCACCTCGACAAAAGCTACATCACATGCGTGGTCGGCGGCTGAGGCTTTCGTACGACCGGGAACTCCTCGGCGATCGGGTAGGACCAGGCGTCACCATGATGCGTGACCGTCGCTCCGTCTTCGAGCTTCTGGCGCTCGTCGACAACCGTCGTTCCCGGCTTGTACTCCATCGCTTCGAGGTCAAGCGCGAGATAATGGCATCGGCTGTGCATGATCACGCCGATCTCGCCCTTCGCGTTCACGAGCATCCGATTGCCGGCGTTATACCGATCGCGAATTGCGGGCGGCGCTTTCGGGACGCGCGACTCGCCGCGGAAGCCATGCTGTTCGAGCCCGCTCTTGAGCGCCGCCCAATCGCTAACGCCGGTCTGCCGGTTCCCTTGCCGCCCGGCCGGGTCGCCGTAGAGAATGATTCCGTTCCGCATCGCGATGCGCGCGGCGTCTTCGCGGTTGAGGAATTCCTTGACGCCGTGCTCGATCATCGAGTGACGAATGCGAAGTTCGTCGAGCACGTACATCACTTTGCGCTGATAGCCGTCGCTCTGCACCTCGCGCCACTGAAACAGGACCCACGAGAGCGGATCGATGTTGAAGTCGCACGAGATGCAGAGCGACTGCGTGTCGTCGTACTCGAGCGGGGGAAGTCTGCGGGCTTCGGCTTGCGCCGGCGTGAGCACGTGCTTGCCGCGGTCGAACATCCGCCAGATTTTGCCGGTCCCGAGCGTTCCGAACTTGCCGCCGAGTTCGATCTCGCGCAGATCCTCATCGTACGATCGCTCGAGCGAGTCGATGTAATCTTGCGGGAGAAACGGATTGTCGTACGTCGAGGCGGTGTAGAGCGCGATTGGCGGAACGCCGGTCTTTTCGTTCGGCACGGTGCAGGCGCGCGCGAGCCAATGCGATTTCGTGTGCGGCGGGTTGGCCGTAATCCGCAAGAAGCTCTGCATGTCAGGATACAGCCTGCGCTGCGTGTCGCTGCCGCGAAGACGGCCGACGATCATCTGGTACGCGCTCGGTTTGTAGGCTTGCGCCTCGTCAATCCACGCGCGGCTGAACTCTAGGGATTTCCAATTGATCGGCTTATCGACCGACCGCACTTCGATCGTCGCGCCAAGCTGGGGAAGCCGAATTTCTTTGTACGTGTGAACGCGATCGACGTACGTCAGGCCCCAGTAATCGCAGACTTCGAAGAACGAACGAAGCGTTCCGGCGATGAGCTGCGAGTACGTGTTCGAGAAGATGAAGTGGCGGGCTTTGGGATACTCTGCCGCGCCGGTGAGGAGCCAATCGCACGTGGTGCGCGTCTTACCGTACCCGAGGCCACCGACGAACGCTGCTTCGCGTTCGGGCGCAGCGTAGAACCGCGCTTGTTCGGGGAGGTGCCGGAGTCGGACGCGCACAGGGTCACCGAATCGTAACGTTCCGCGGCCGTCGCCGCAGTTTATTGATCGCGAGCACCGGCTGCGGCGTGAGTTGCTTCACGCGAACACGCCGGTACATATCGAGGACAGCGATGACTTCGAACCGGACGAGAATGCGAGTGATTGCGCCGCTATCGATTGGCTGCGATGCGTTGCGCGGAGCCTCGCGACGGCGTGCGACGACACGGCCCCAGAGCCCGAAGCAGGCGACGCGCGGCGCCCACTCGCGCCCGAGCCCAGACATTTCGAGATCGACGAACCACTCGCCGCGCTCTCGTGCTGCGAGTGCGAGCGGGTACGCATCCTCGAGCGTCGGGGTAGTGCGTTCGATGCGTGGCCCGGCGGGAGCCGCCGCTTCCAGCTCGGCCTCTTCGAGGTCGGCGAGAGGCGGCGACGTCCGCTCGGTGAAGGCCAACTTACGGGTGAACCACCGCAACGATCGCGTTTTGGAACGTGCTCGTCGTGGTCGTGGCCGCGCTCTTGTACGTGACCGAGACGTAGTTGCCGACGCCGGTCGAGTTGAACGCGGTCGCGGTCAGCGCACCCACAGCCGTTGCGGTCGTTGCGAGG